GTTAAGTCCGGGCAATAGCTCCTTGAGGAGTTGGGCGCGTGAAATAGCCATTATTCAGCTCCTTACTTATAGACCAACAGCATTTGTCATGCTGCTATAGCCGGGATTGAATTTAACCAACACGTCTGGGTACGCATCACCAATAGGTGATACAGCAGCCACGATACGGAAGGCAGCGGTGGTCGTAACCGTAGTTGACTCCAATGCGCTCGTAGAGTTACCCGTCGTGGTAGAACCAGTAGAGGTAGACTGAGCAGCAGCAAAGAACGTGTTAGCACCAATGTCAGACTGGTCAGCAGCGCCATCCAGTTGAGCTTGGAACAATACGTTCGGATCATCTACAACATACGCCTCAACAACACCAGTGGTGCCGCTTGGGTAGTATTGACCGTAGATTTGTTGCCCTTGAGCATTGATGTACGAACAACCAACAAACACGCCCAAAGAACCCGTCAAAGTGGTTCCAGTAGGAAGTGCGTTAGTAGTGCCGTCGGCACCGGTAGCTGTTGACAACGCAATGTACCCGTCAGCACCAATATGGACTACTTGTCCATTAAAGATGTTGGTACCTTCCCCAGCAGGGTCGATTAGGTACGTCGAAGTCGCGCCAGCATACGGTAGTCCGTCAGCGCGTTTTACAGGCTTTAGCCCGTAAGGTGCAGCAGTTGTAGCCATGTTAATGGACTCCTAATTTAAGATTAACCGCCTTTACCGAACGATACGGTGGATTTCCGCTCGTTAAATATAGGCATACGCGGATCGTTTTCGCGCATCAGGTTGTTATCTACAGAGTTCATTTGAGATTTCGTCTGATTATTGTAGTAATCAGTACGTTCTTGAACTAGCTCTGCTGGAGCTTTGCACAACATCAGACCACCAATCACCACGTTATCTGCGAAGCGTTCATTCTCCACAGTCACCATAGTAATCTCAGGATGATCTTCAGCCCGTACAGGCTCCCAACCTTCGCGCAATTTCGAGGAAACATTAGTAGCATCCACTTGACCTTGCGTAGCTACACGAACCCAGTGAAATTCGTAGCCGTCTTGTGGCGTAGGTGAGGGTAATACCTCTGGGCGCTGCCACGATCTGGTACGAGTCTTTGTTTCACGAGTCTCGCTGTCACGCTTGATTCTGTTTTCAGCCATTATCCGTTCCTCATTTCTAATGCAACCTGTCTGGCGTATTCTTCCAACGGTACCCCCAATCGGTTGGCGAGAGCTACCTGTGTTTTGGTTAGCTTCACCTTATTCGGTGCTGTGCTTCGCGTTGCGGGAGCTACCACGTTAGCAGATTGCTTTCGTGACTCCTGCGGTTCTGGCTGCTCTACAACATCATCGAACTCTTCAGGGAATACTTTTCGCATACGAGCATCAATAGTCTCGTAGTATTCATCAGTGCGTGGGTCAACCCCACTCTTAACTAATTTCTGGTGCAACCCCATAGCGTATGCTGTCATCTCGTCATCAACATGGAACCAAGAAGAATTTTCTTCTACCCATGCTTCTGCCTTCGGATCACGCACCCGTTGTGGGGTGGGTTGAGGTTCTTGTACCTCAGTCTCTTCTTCTTGTAAAGAAGGTAATTTGAAATTATCTAGTTTGTCTGCCTTCAGTTTGGCAGTGGTTAAGTGCTCTTGAGCCTCTAACAGCCTATCAGCATCACCACTCTCGTAGGCATCCTTGTACGCTATTTTGGCCCCATTAAGCTCAGAGTCAACTACACGTTTGGCCTGATCTAGTAGCGCCTCGCGTGTTGTGCCTACATCACCCTTTAAGGTCTTATTCTCTTCGACTAGGCGCTGCGCTAGAGATTCTAGCTCCTGCCGTTCTCTGAGGGCTGCTTCTTTGGCTCGACGCTCGTCGTGGTAGCCTTTACTGAAGTGCTTGATTCGGTTTCGGACTTTCTCGGAGTACCCTTCAAGTTCATCATCAGTAACGTCAGCCGGTGGCTCAGATGGCTTGCGGTTACGATCAGCCTTTGGCGTATCATCCACAACCTCAATGTCCAGCTCATCCGGTTCTGACTTAGCTTCGACTTCAGGTTCAGCAGGAGTATCCGCATACTCGTCCGCAGTCTTGTTGCCAGAGAGATCAATTTCAACTTCACCAGAGTCCTCCACTTCTATAGAGGTATCTTGTTCCTCATCAGGGAAACTGTATTCAACTTTTTGAAACGGCATGTCTATTCCTTACGCTCGTGATACGCCACTGGGGTCAGCTACAACAGCTTCAATAGAGTCATCATTCATCAAACGATACTCTAACCCGTTAACCTTAAATCGTGTGCCTGAATTGGCACGAAACATCACATAATCACCTTGTTTACACCAAGGGCCAGTCGTAAACCTCTCGGGGTCGTTATAGGCTTGTTCACCCATATCTACCACAAGGCCGATAATCGACATGATATGTTCCTGATTCTTGATCGTGTCCGTCTTGAGCAGGTTAGTGCCGTCGAAGGTTTCTTCGATCTGCGGAAGCGCGACCAATACCCGATAGCCCACAGGCGTAGGTAGTTGTGCTTCCAATTCTTCCGTAGCTTCAACTGTGTCAACAGCTTCACTCATCGTCGTACTCCAAGTTTCGCGAGAGGTCTTCTACATATCCCAAACAGGTTTCGAGACCTCGAATCAAACCTGTGGCTTCTTTGTACATGGAGAAGTCTTTAGCTCCCCCACCACCTAGAAATTGTAGTGCAGAGGCTTTGTCAGCCTCGATTCGTTCCTTTAGCACGTCTAAGACGGTTGTAGCCATTATTGGCCTCTATTGTTGTTGGAATCCTTCATTGTCTTGAGTAGATCAAGATCTAGTTTCGTATTGTCCTTCCTGCGATCTGCGGCAAGTTTAGCGCCCGCTTTCTGCGCGTCAATTTGCAGTTCTTGCTGCTTCAGAGCCAGTTCGGCCTGATCCATCTGCGCGTCCTGCATGTTCTCTTGCGCCTGTAGCTGTAGCTTGGCCTGTTCGATCTGGGCGTCTGCCTGATCCTTAGCCGCCTTACGCTGCACTTCTTGCTGCTTGATCTGTAGTTCTGCCTGCTGCATCTGTACAACAGGGTCTTGAGCCTTCTGCTGTGCCTGCTGTTGGGCTTGTTGCTGCTGATTTTGCTGCGTAAGTTGCTGCCCAGCTTGTGCCATGAGACGGGCCAGATTGACCTCCATGTTCTCTGGTAGCTCGGCGTTTGGGTTGGGTAGTGGTGCACCCAACTTCTCTTCCATATCCTTGCGGTACTTGAACCCAAGGTGTTCTGCTATGTGCGCCTGCAATGCAGCAGCAATACGCTGCGCTTGAGGGTTCTGCCCAATAGTCGCTGCAACCATCGGATCTTTTAAGAACGACTGGTGTGCTGCCATGTGCGCTTCGTGGTCTTGATAGATAAACGCCTTCATGGGCTTACCGTTCAAGGCGTTCATGTTCTCGCTGACTGGATCAGTCGGGCGAATGTCATCTGTAGTTGGTACTAACTTCTCAGCGTTCTTAACGCCCAACACCTCGATCATCTGCCTGTGTAGCTGCGGCAGGTCGTAGATCTGTGGTGCTGACTGGGCCATCTGCAATACCGCTTGGTACTGCACAACACGCTGGGCCATCGTAGAGCTGTTCGGGTCGCTGACTGGGATGACATCAACTGCCATATAGTCTGCCACGCGAGCGGTCACTTCACCTCGGATCGGCTCGTATGAGTATTCGTCCGACGCATGTTCCGCCATGATCGCCTTGAGCAGCTTAAATTCCTGCTTCATGGCGTAGTGAACACGGGCCTGTACCGCAGCCATAGGCTTGAGCGTACGTTCTAGCAATGCCAGCGTAGTGCCTACAGGGGCGTTAGCCGACATGTCCGAGATGTTCATGTCACTGATAGCACCCAGACGACGACCCTCGTTTGTGATCTGGTTCAACAGGGCTAACAGAGTCTGGCTCGGCTCCTTATATGGGAGCGGCATAATGTTGTCGCGGATGCTACCTGACGGCACGTCTACGTCCTTGAACTCTCCCGGCTCAATCGGCGTGTCATCACCCTTAATACGTAACCCACGGGCTTTCAGACCACCCGGCAGGTTAGCCAGCGTGCCAGCGTCCACCAGTTGCCGTATCAGCGACGTTCCAGCTTTAGCATATCCCCCTATGATGTGGATAAGACCAAGCCCATAGAACCCAAATCCCGGTACGTACACGTAGTGCACAAAATGCTGTCGCTTGAGTTGCAGCTTGTCATCGGGGTTCCAGTTTCGGCGTATCGCTAGAATCTCGTTCGTGCCCCGCTCCAGCGTCACCACGTATGGCTTGGCTAGGTCATCCTCATCATCCACACCCTCAATAACGAGGTCTGCGTGTACTTCGTATAAAGAGAAGCGATCATCGTCTGTTAGTGAGTACCCACCTTCTTCAGCCTTACGCTTCTCAATGTCGGTGTGGTACGGCTGTGGCTCACCTAACTCTACGTCTCGGTAGAACCCACCTGCCTGTAGTCGTCTCAGTTCGTTCTTAGTCTTACGCATGATGTGCGTAACACGTTCTGCTGTCTCAATGTGTGAGGCACCGTAAGGCACGACCACGTCTTCAGCAGGGATGTAGATAGCGACCTGTCGGCCCAGATTCGGGTCAAAATAGACCTTCTTGAACGCGCTGCCAGCCAGCCCAAGACTGTACAGGAGTCGCTCGTGCTCGGGTCTGTACTCCACCATACGCTCGGTGAGTTCGTAGTTCATATCCGCTTTTACGCGGTTTGCTGCCTCTTCCTTGTCCTTATCTTCCACACCGATAATCTTGACCCGTACAGGGCCAGCGGCTGGGAACGTCTCAGACATTGTTTCGGCTTGGAAGCGGATAGCAGCTTCAGCGAGGACTGTAGAGTACACGCCGCACGCGCCTTCCCACGGATCGGTACGCTCTTCATACTTGAAGCCCAGCACGTCCAGACCCTTAACAAACGTATCAGCCCAGTCCTTACGACTGTCGATGTCAGCATCCACTAGACCTACCAGATCATCAGCTAACTCGTTAAGTTGTCCGTCGTCTAAGAAGTCCGCAATGTTGGCGTCGAACGATGTGATGTCTGAGATGTTAGCGTCGGGGATGATTGTGATCTCTACACTACCGTCATCCAGTGTGACCATCTCTGGGTCTACAATTTCAATCTCCAGAGCAGACTCACCTTCCATATCTAGCTCGTCATCAATGCCTTCGGGTGCTGCGTATAAACCTTTCTCAATAGCCATAATGTATCTCTAAATTAGTCTTGTGCGTCCGCCTGCACGGAACCCTTCAGGCATCTCAACTGTACGGTCAAAGTAGTTCCCTCGCGCCATATTAGGATAGCGTCTTTTGAAGCTACCGTGCTTCATAAAACGAAGTACATTCGGGTGCTGTAACAACTCTTCGGTATATCCAGCAAGCTCTTCATCCGTCGCTTCACGCGCAGCATTGTACATTGCTGCATATCGGGCGGGGTCATCATCTTCCGAAGATAGGCCAAACGCCGCCTCGGTATGAAGTAAGTCCGCCAATAAACGTACGTTCTCTGCAAGGTCGTCTCTGTTTTGTGATGTCATAATGTCTTGGACTCGGTTTAGCCTCTCCATATTCGCATCAGTGCCTTCAAAGTGCCTGTATTCGTGAGCAAAAACACGCGGGTTTGCGTTCACTGCTTCTAGTGCTGTCACCGTGTTAGGCTCAACCTCTAGCTCGTAACCCTTATATCTCTGCCGAAGGTTCGGGTTTTCAGGGTCTTTAATGTTGCCCGTAGACATACCTTTTATGCCAGCCCCTTCCGGGCCAACACCCGCTTCTTCTGGGAACGCCTTTAACCTAGCGCGAGATGGATCAATCGTTGAGCCTTTCGGCATATACGGGGCGACGGCTAGCTGAAACTCTGCATCGCCAAGTTGAAGGGACGCAAGAAAATCCCTCTGCTGTGCTTCAGACATCTTGTTTGCTGCCTTAGTAAGCACGCCCTTAGACTCGGGAGATCCCTTGGATATGTGTTCTTTTAGTTCCGGTATTAGTGCCATTAGTAAAACCCGCCCCGCCGCGACTTAAAGTATCTTTGTTCTTCAGGCTCATCTGTCGGTAGGCGTATGAACCCACCCTGCCTGAAACGCATGAGAGCCATGACCGTGGAGTCAACCAAGTCATCATGGCTCATAAACGGAAATCCGGCAATCTCCTCAACTACCTCTT